GAACACAGGCACACTGTCAACTTTGGCTTGTCTAAGTATGATGTATGCCAAACTTTCTGCACTGACATCGCTAAATCCTTTATTTTCAAAAAACCCTTTGACCGCATCATAATCACTTGAAGCAAAAGAAAATTTGTCTCCGTTAAAACCTGCCAAGTAATCAACCAAAGATTGTGGATCATCTTTTTGCACACCGAGGTTAGACGGTTTTCTCTGTGGTCCAGTTGTTGATGTATTTTTGTATATTGCCATTATGATATCACCTGTGCTGATAGTATTTGATTGTATGTGTCTTGGTCAACATTGTATGACACAACACCCTGTTCAACAAGGTTAATTGCATCTGTTACTGCTTTGTCTTTGTAAGTTTGTTTTTGTGTATCTGTTAGTTTGGCCCATTCAGTTTCCACAGTATCTAACTGTAAGTTTTTATCTGCACGGAATGAATAAAATTTAGCAAACTTGTCTTTTGCAACTGTATCCAAACCCAAGTACAAGCTTATCTGATTTGGTGTTAGTTTGATGCTGTTTGATTCTTTGGAAAGATCTTTTGCAAGGTTTTCTACTGCTTTAGGTTTAGTTTGTTTGGAAGAACCAAGCAAAGTTTGACTGTTCGAGTTGACCAATTTTGCTTCAGCTGATTTTCGTCTTTCATTTTTTGGGAACCTTATGCCAGGTTTGGATGTTGCACCCAAGTTATTGCCTGCTTTTTTGATTGATTCCTTGGCAATGCCAATTATCTCTTCTTTACTTCCTTTCAGTGCTCTACCGGATTTAATTTTATCATATGTGTTTCCAGCTGCCAATGCCGCTCCAAGTATGTTGCCTTCTTTGAATAAATTCATTGCTGAACCAACACCTGCCGCCACACCAAAGATAGAATCTGCACCTCCGCCCAACGGTGAGTTGGGTGATGGTGTGTTATCATAATGGAATGTTGCGAAACCTTGTGGATTATCTCTGCCCACAGCACCTGCTTCTATTTTAACACCAGAGTAGGACACTGAGAACACATGTTCGTTGATTCCTGTACCATCTGTTTGATCCATGCCACCATTGTTGTAGTCGGTGATGATTGGGTTCATCATTTTGTATTCTGTAAATCTTTGTCTGTTTAATTGGAATATTGATATAGAGTTGAACATGGGTTTGCCGTTGATCTGTCCAGCGGCATCTCTACCCCATCTGTATTTGGATGTATTTTCGTTGGTTGTGTTTCCGTTGGGACCATAATAAATGTTTTCCGCGACATTTGTGTCCTGGAAGTAGTGTCCATAATAGTTTCTAAAGAATGCAACTGCCACATCTCCCATATCATCATGCAGTGTGATGTTCACGGGTTGATATGTTACACCAGTGGTCACATAGTTTTTGAAATTGTATTGGTTACGCATTTCCACGTTGAAAGAATACTGTGGCAGATCACATCTTTTTACGATCATGCCCAGTTCATTTCTTTGATTGCCGTTCATGGCAGAACCAGCCGCAAATTCAAACACTACATGATATAAAAATCTTGTCTTTGGAGCAAGACGGAACATGTCGTCGGTGTAGAGTCTCGCCGCATGTTGATAGTCTTTGAGTGTGTCGCCACCCAATAATTGTCCAAGGAAATTGTTACGCCAGTTCATACTGTTGTATTTATTGGACTAAAAAAGTGAGGATTAAGAACCTGTAGCCGCTGTACCAATTGCTCTTGCTACTGCTGTACCAATTCCTGTACCTCTTGGAGTTTGGATCGCATTGTCGTATTTGATTGACATTGTGATCTGTACTGGATCTGATGTAGCATATGCAAGTTGTCCGTACTGAACGTTCTCTAAGTAACAACCGTATAGTTCGTATGTTTCAAGAACGTTTGGAGTGTTAGCACCGTTGCCACCGTCAAGTATTTCAATTCTACCTGTGAATTTGTAATCACCGGCAGCTGCCGCACTTGACTGTTCGAAGAAATCAAATTGTTTCTGTAACTGCTCACCTGTTAGTTTGCTTACTTCATTGTTCACATCATCTCTTACATTCAATGAGATAGGCTCCCATGTGTGTTTACCTGCCATGTACACTCTTGAGTTATATGCATCAAGCGTGATTGGATCAAATGATATGTTTGGTCTCGTTACATCTACAACTTGTTTAGTGAGTTCTGATCTTGGAGTCGAAACACCAAAGTTCTCAAGGATCACTCTAAACCTATATTGTAATTTAGGCATTAGCAAGCCTTGTGAGGCCGCTGATTGATCACTTGCTAATGGAACTGTAAATTTTGATAGTGTTGATACTGCCATTTTGTTTTAACTCCTATATGAATATTTACTATTCATTTCTCCTTTTTCTAACTTGTACCTTTAAAGGCCAAGTTCTGCTATTTCTCCTGTGTTCTTCAATCTAACTGGTATGTAGATGAATTCCACTGCTTTTACTGGTTCAATTGCAACATCGATGTATAGTTCATTTCTGTCTATTCTTGATGGTGTGTTGTTTGTTTCATCACACACAACAGCAAAGTCAAATAAACCTCTTTGAGCCACTAATTCTAACAAGAATGATTCAACTGACTGTTTTACTTCATTTCTTGTTAACTGATCGTTTGGTTCAAATATGAATGGACGTGTTATTTTGTCTAACTGTAATCTAACAAATGCAACCAATCTTGCAACATTGATTCTGTCTAATGCTGAAGCAGTAAGTTGTCTTGTTTTTTGTCCAAAGTTTAATAAACCTGCACCTGTTACGAATGATATTGGGTTAATGTGTACACTGTAAAGTGAATCTCTTAAACCTTCTGAAACAGCAGTAGTCTCAAACTCACCTTCTGAGTTGATAAATCCTACTGAAGTAGCATTGTCAATAACACCTCTTCTTGTTCCCGCTGGAGCAAACCAAGGAAATGCAACTTGATCGTTCAGTGCTATTGTTCTCAACATCATGTGTGACGGAGGTACTGCAACTGATTCACCCGCTAAGTCTGTTGTAAATCCTGATGGATAAAACACACCTGTGAATGAGTTTGTTGTTAACAGTCCATCTTCACCGTTGTCTGCCGCACCCGCTGTGTTGTTTGCGTAGTTCGTAACCGCAGTTGAATTTGGTGAAAGTCTAAATGGTGTGTCACCAACAACAAACGCAGTTTCTTTTCTGTCTGCGTTCAATGTCTCTAAGTTACCAATCAGTTCTGGGTAACCTGGAGCAGATAACAAGTTGAACTCTCTTTGTTCTTCTCTTAGTTCTGTGGTTGCTTCCACAGTTGATTTCATTGCTTCAACAATAACATTTCTCTGTGCTTTTCTACCCATGAATGGAGCACCGTCTGTTTTTAATCCAGAAGCAGTTACCCATGCATCTTTTTCACTTGGTAGTGTTGGATATGTTGTGATGTCTGAGAAGTTAGTTCTTGTGAAGTAGTTTTTCTTGAACTCCTTGACATTGTAACCTGATCTTCTTAGGTTGAATCCTAACATACCTTTTGGATATAGTGCTGGATCTGGCTTGTCTATGTCAAGATATGATGAAGTCAACAAGTCTGTGATCAATGTTTCTTTTGATACCACATCAAGTGCACCTGATGAATGGAATCTAAAGTCAGCAAATAATATACCGTCTTGTGATGTTTGATCTGTGTTATCAATCAAAACAAATTCCTGTCCATCATTTTGTGAACTGTCATATCTGTAAATTTTTGGATAGTTTTCTAAGTCTGATGTGTCTAACCAAAGGTCACCATCAACAAGTGCTGTGCCGTCTGTTTGTGTAGTTGGCTCAGTTGCTGAAATGATAACACCTTTTGGATCTGTGTTGCCTAAGTTAAATCCTCTGGCATCCGAAGCCACATTTTGATAACCTGTCCATGTTGTTCCGTTGTGTATTAAAACATCAACTTCATCAACAGTTGTGTTGTACCAAAGTTGTCCGTCTGCTGGATCTTTTGTTGGCTCAGTGGTTGACTGTATTGCTGTGAATGTTGTGCCTGTGTCTGGTGTGTTTTCCACTGGTGCCCAGTTAGAAGCAATAAAGGCATAACTTGCAGAAATAATTGATGAATAATCATCTTTGTCACCTGCTGGTGCAACATATAAGTTTGCAATTTTTTCTTGTGATAAATCGCTGTTGCCACCGTATGAGTTTGCATTGCCGGCATTGAATCCTAAATCACCCATTACAGTGTCGACATCTGTGAAGTATATGTTTCCACCTAATGCATGACTAACAGTAATTCTTTTTGTTGTTGAATCATAAGATGCACTGATGTGATTGAATCCAGCGGCTTGTATTGCTGAAACAAAATCATCAGCGTCAGTGCCAGAACTGCCAATCGAAACAAGTTTTTCGTTCAACTTGTTGGATGCAGTGTTTGAAGTTGCTGTGGTGTCTCTCACAGTTTCTGCCATTCTGATTGTCACTGTACCACCGTTTGTGAATGCAGTGGTCTTGTCTGCAATCTTGTCAGAAACAATTGAAGTTGTTGAACCAACACCCGCTGATCTAACAAATGCCACATAGTCGATGAGTTCACCGTTGTTGGCAGTTGAATCATCCCACTCATGTTCACCTGTGTTGACTTGAATAAAGTGATCGTTTGTTGTTAGGTTCGTTCCGCCACCTGCTTTGTCTAATTGTTGCAGTGCTTGTTCTTGTGTTTTGTACACTGGTGCTGTGTATGAATCAAACACACCATTCGTTGCATTGTATTTCTTCAATGAAATGTCTGCACCCGAGTTTGGTGTTGTTGTTTGGATCCAAAGTGAACCAGTTGGTCTTGGTCTTGAATCACCTGATCTAAATCCGTGATCTTCTGTGTGTTGACCAATGAATACTTTTGGAATGTAGTATCTTCCTGCTGTAATTCCCAACAGTGCAAGTCCCTGCACAGTTGAATCATCCACATTGTTTAGGATGATAGAACGTGCCACAGCTGTGGTCGATGAATCGTCTCCTGTTGCAAGAGGTATGCCATAGATTTCCAATTTGCCATCTACTGCCGCTGCCTGTACACCTGACAGTCCTGCTGAGTTGATCGCCGATGCCGCTGTTGTTACAGTTTGACCTAACACAACATCAACACCATTGATGTTGATTGTTGCATCAGCCAATGCAGGATTAGTTGCTGTGCCTTTGATTGTTGGATGTGCAGATGACCATGAACCATCTTTGGTTGCCGAATCAGCCGATCCAACTTGCACCCAACTGTTTGAGCGTGTTTTGTAGTATAATCTGTTGTATGGAGTAGTCGCCACCACTGCATAGTCACCGATCGAACCAATGTTTGTTTTTGGTGCGTTGCCTGTCACGTCATCTGTTGAAGTGACATAGATTGGTGATTTCACCGTGAATGCTTGTGTTGACTCATTCCATTCTTTGATGCCCCATGATGAAGAAGCAAGATCTAACCAGTAAAAACCATCAGATGGTGTGCCACCAGGTGCACCCGCTGAACCAGTCAATTCTGCAAGATCGATATTCGCTCTGATCACAAAAGCTCGGTTTGCAATGCCAAGGAAGGAGTAAGCGGCTTGTAGTCCATATTCGTTTAGTTCATATCCTTGGATTGGTGTACCTGATGCGTCTGTGTAGAACGTTGGGGTTCCAAATGTTTGTGTTAATTCTCTCTGTGATGACACAAGGTAAATTTCATTTGCGTTGGTACTCAATGTACCGGCCGCAGTACCTGTGCCTGTGCCTGATGTTTTGTCTTGGGCAGTTGCAACCACTACAAGTGGTACCGCTCCTGGTATTCCGGGCACATAGAACGATTCGTCTATTACGGAAACCTCTACTCCTGGTGATGTTAAAGCCATTTTTGTTTACTCCTATGTTAGCAATATTTATATCCATTGGGCTGATTTATTACATTTTTTAAAGAGCGCCAAAAAGGTTAGTATAAATATATGCGTGTTTAATGGCAAAGCAAATGGAAGGCCTTTGTGCCAAGAGTGTAACAGTAAGCCAGCGGCTTACAACTACAGGCGTGGTGACAAAGTGTACTACAGGAAGAAATGTGATGCTTGTATTAGGAAGACATCCAAGTCCACTGTGACAACACCTTCATGGCAAAGAGCCGGTTATTCAAAAAAGAAATCCTGTGAGATGTGCGGATTCACTGCACAACATCCTTATCAACTTGACGTGTATTATGTTGATGCAAACATGAACAACAACAACGCCAACAATCTAAAAACTGTGTGTGCAAATTGCAATAGATTGATGCATGCCAAAAAATCGGGTTGGCGTCAAGGCGATCTTAGTGTTGATTTCTAATGATTGTGTCTACCTGTTGATGTAGATCTTCCACACTGCTGTTGTTTTCAATGATTTGATCGAAATCAGTGTTGGCCCATGCCCATTCTGAAGGGTGTATGCCTTCTGGTTGGGTGCCTTTTGCCTTGTATTCAGCAAACCACTGTGGATCTTCACCTCTCACTGTGCGCCACACTTGTCCACCCAACTGCTTGATCATTTTCACTTCATTGGGAAAGCGTGTGTCCGGAATGATCCAGCGTTTGTCTGGATTGTCTAATATCTTTTTCTTGACCAGACTGACCCATATCTCATCATACAGTCCATGACGCATACATTCTGTTCCGAATATTTGTAGCACATATCTTGGTGTGATTTTGCGGCCAATCTCCTTGGTCCAAAATTCATCCTCACGCTCGCGCCATTCTCTGCTGTGTTTGGTGTCACCCTCCAGCATTTCTCTGGGCCAATCGAACACCTGTGATACACCGTCCTTGAGTTTGTCCGCGAAAGACACCTTGTGGAAGTTGTGTTTTTCAACAAGAAGATCTGCTACTGTGCCTTTGCCTGAACCGATCAGACCACAAATGCCTATTATCATTCATATAGTATACAATATTTCTTAGCCGATTACAAATGATAATGGAGTACCGCCCTCTTGATAGTTTCCTATTTCCGATTCTAATTTTTCCATTTCATTTTGTGCTTCGTTTTTGAGAGTGTCGCCGTTGAGTGAACCACCGCCCTGTGGACCAGCGATTGTGGCAAATTTTGATCTTGCTTCGCCCAGTGTGTACTTGGACATTGCCAGAGTGTATTCTCTTATCCATGGTTTTGCATAGATGTCTTGTAGTAGTATAAAGTCCGGACGGTAATTGCTCTGTCCGATCAACACAGTTTCCTTAGATCTTTGTCTTCTGTGGATTGTGAGTTTGCGTGTTGGTTGATCAAAATGGAAGTTTATAAAACCACCAAACATTCTTGCAACCAATTCTTGGTAACCAGCAAACATATTGTATGTTGCAAGTCCACCGATTCTACCTGTCTGTAGAAGATATACGTTTGTGTAGGCCAATTCAAATGGATCAAACTGTGAACCACCTTCTGATGATGAAGCACCGCCCACTGTTCTTCTGTAGATTTGGTTTACCCTGATCACTTCTGATGGCAGTGTGTATGTGTTTTGATCTTCTTGCAGTTCCAAAAAGCCATATGATTCTTCCACAGAGTTTGATGATCTTTGACGAAACTTGTCTACAGCAGTGGTAAATGCCATTTCATAGTGCTTGGCGTCTAATTCTACTTCAACCATGCCATCGCCCAGGCGTGCTTTGACATAATCAAATATCTCCTGTTTGGCTGTGATGGTGTCTTGATCCGTAATTGTGTTGTTGACTGTATCTACCATACATACGTATTTAAGCCAATAAATAGTTAAAATGCCGAGATTATCTTTATACAAACCCGAAAAAGGCAATGACTTTAATTTCATGGATAAAGTCATATCTGAACGCTTCCAAGTGGGTGGCACAGATGCCTACATACACAAATACCTTTCACACAATGATCAGGGCGAAACCAACGATGCCACACAACCGCAGAGGTCCGGAGATTCACTTGATGAATTGGGCATACAAGATTTACTGTTCTTAGAAAACAGAGATCGCAAGTATGATCCAGATGTCTACAAGGGCAGAGTGATCTACAACGTGCAGGACATCGATTTTGATCTTTCCCAGTTTGGACTGTTCCTACAGAATGATCAATTGTTTATGTTGTTCCATCTCACTGACACAGTGGACATGTTGGGCAGAAAGTTAATGGCGGGTGATGTCATTGAACTACCACACCTGAAGGATGATTTTTCTTTGGATGAAACTGCCACAGAGGCAATGAAAAGATACTATGTGGTGGAAGATGTTTCACGTGCTTCGGAAGGTTTCTCACAGACTTGGTGGCCACACTTGCTGAGAGCAAGGGTCAAAGGAATATCAGATGCACAAGAATTCAGAGACATACTTGGTGATAAAAATGAAAACACACATCAAAAAACAAGAGACACTGATTTAGAAATCAACCAAGCAATAATCGATCAGGCCGAATCTGATGCACCACAATCAGGATACAACACAAAACAACTTCATGTGATGCCGACAGACGAAGAAGGCAAGATTGCATTGGTGACTGTTGATGATGACATGAAGACAGACACTGGACACATCAATGTTGACAAGGTATACCAAACACCTCAAGCAGATGGTTACTTGGAAGGATACTTGACTGGAGACGCCATACCGGCCAACGGTGAAACATACACAGCGGCCACTTCATTCCCAAGCAATCCAGTTGAGGGAATGTTTGTGTTGCGTACAGATTATTCTCCAAACAGACTGTTTAGATTCGATGGCAGAAGATTTGTGAAAATAGAGGATAACGTGAGACAAACAATGACACAGACAAACACAAGAAACACACAGAAAACTGGATTCATCAACAACACAAACACAACCACACTGGCAGATGGTTCTTCAACAACCAAAGAAAGAGTGGCACTGAGCAAGTTGTTGAAACCGCAGGCGGATAATTAATGCAACATTTCTACGATGCTCAGATAAGAAGATACATCCTACAATTCATAAGAATGATGTCAAACTTTTCTTATGTTACAGGAAAAAATTCCAAGGGTGTTTCAGAAACTCTGCAGGTACCGGTCAAGTATGGAGACATGTCAAGGCAGGTTGCACAGATCATAAAAAAGGGTTCCGAAAATTCACTCATTGCGGCGCCACAGATATCCTGCTACATCACCTCCCTGCAATATGACAGACCAAGGGTGCAGAATCCATATCACATCGACAAGAAACACATCAGAGAACGTGAGTACGATCCAACCACTGAGTCATACACTGGTGCACCAGGACAGGCACACACCATCGAAAGGATCATGCCCACACCGTTCGAATTGACTTTCAATGCAGATATTTTCACCACCAACACTGATCAAAAATTACAAATATTGGAGCAAATCCTTGTGCTGTTCAATCCAGCATTGGAACTGCAAACCACAGACAATTTCTTAGATTGGACATCACTGTCCTTTGTTGAATTAACAAATGTAACCTTCACATCAAGAGCGATACCGCAGGGAATCGCAGACGAGATTGATGTTGCAACACTTACATTTAGAACACCGATATGGCTCTCTCCTCCCGCTAAACTGAAGAAGCTTGGTGTAATCGAAAAAATTATTGCCAGCATCTATGATGAAGATGCGGGCGAAGTTGATGTCAAAGGAATATTAGGAGAGTCATTACTTTCACGTCAACAGATTACACCAGGTCAGTATGCACTGTTGCTGTTAGGCAATAGAATGAGTTTGTTGGGATCACGTTCAACGACAGATGCCAGCCATGCGTCCAACAGAGACAACAAAGTATTCGAATCACAGAGCGAATATGGCAACAAAGAGAATTGGTTGAAATTGGAAGCATTGTATCAGAAAACAATTCAAAATGGTCTCAGCACAATCAAATTGCAACAGAGTGCTAAAACTGTAAACGGTGATGACATCATTGTGAATGTCACAGGCACTGTGGCAATTGATCCACAGGATGAACACACACTGCTGTTCACTGTAGATACAGACTCTGTGCCGACCAACACATTGCCTGCTGTTGATGCCGTGATCAATCCTTTGACTTTCAATCCTTCCAACGCAACCACAGGCACAAGATATCTCATCACAGAAGACATAGGTGCCAAGAAAAACACAGACGGCAAGACCGCGTCGGAAACAGACATCAGGACATCTAATGCACAAACCAGTGCAGACACTGTGCCAAACTTTGCGGAAGCATGGGGTACCACAGTGGCTTCGGCCAACGACATCATTGAAAAGCAGGCATCGGGCACATGGTCGAGAAAATTTGATGCAGATGCAAACACAGACTTGTCTGATTCCACATACACTGCCATACAATATGTGACCAATGTAACCACTGGCGTGCAGTACAAATGGTTACCAGATGCAGGTTACTGGGTCAAATCCTATGAAGGTTTCTATGCGCCAGGAACTTGGTCCATACAATTTTAAATCATAAAATATAGTATGAGTGAAATCACTGCCACAGGTTGCTTGTTCTATGCCAAATCGACCAAGCGTTTTCTTTTCCTAAACAGATCGATCAAACAAAAAGGAACGTGGGGCATGGTGGGTGGCAAGTCCGTTGCAACGGAAACACCATGGCAGGGACTCCAAAGAGAGATAGTTGAAGAAGTTGGACATCAACCAACCATACAAAAAACCATACCATTAGAACTTTTTGTGAGCAAAGACACTCGTTTCAAGTTTCACACCTTTGTGTGCGTAGTAGAACAGGAATTTACGCCCAGATTAAATGCAGAACACTCAGGCTATGCTTGGGTTTCGATGAACACTTGGCCACTGCCTCTGCATGATGGTGTGAGAAAAACTCTCCAGAGCAAAGCGATAAAGAATAAACTGCAAACTATTTTAGATTTGATTGTTTAGCCAGTTACAGTAGGTGTAGCGTGACTTGTCAGGTCATTTGGCTCTTTGTAATCTTTGATGGTGTTGCCATCATTCACCCAACCAGTGACATGTGCGTTATTGATAGGAGCATTTACTCTTTTAAGTGTGCCTCCATCATTGTATGCGACTTTAACTGCTGACGAATCACTTGTGTAGTGTACACCAAGAATTTGTGATTTGTTTGAAAGTGTCATACAACTACTTATCTATG